AAAAAGCGCGATCATTTTGTGCGAGTTTCTTTTTAAAACCTTAATGAAACCTAAAAAAGAATTATAAAATATTCATAAGATTTTTGTTTACAAATATTTAGGGCAATATAAAAAATAAAACTATGACAACAACCACAAAATCCTCAAAACAAAAAACCGAAACCGCAATCGAGGCACTAGCAAAATATTTAGAATGCTCGAAGAGTGATCTCGATGAGCAATCTTATGATTATTACGGCCTAGAAGTTTTTTCTTGCGGCAAAAAAGAATATGCCGTTGGAACTGACGAAGAAGCCGATAAGGCTTGTGGCGAATATATTAAACAAACCGTTTGGGCATTTCGCCCGGAATTCGTGGCCAGCGAGTGCGGCATGCCTGAGGCGGAAGAAATTATTCAAGCCGCTCAAGCAAAATGCGAGGACTCCAATGATGCAATCCTAGCAATAATCAAAGGCTCTTGCGGAATAGCTTCTTTTGTCGATTCTGCTATTTCTGCAGATGGCCGAGGGCATTTCCTAGCTCAATATGACGGAAACGAAAACGAGCAAGGCAACTTTTATATTTATAGGATCAACTAATGACTCTTGAACAAATATCATCATTAAGAAAAGCAAAAGAAAAAGTATTTTTTAAAATACAGGAATGGGATGAAAAAAGTTTATGTTGGTCAGAAATACATATAATATATAATACAGAACAAGAAGCAGTTAATGCCGCTAAAAAACTACGAAAATATAGAATTGTAAAAAGAACCGACCAAGGATGGAGGGGAGTATGAGCGAAAAATATCCAAAGCTATTAACTAAAAAAATTAGCGAGATTTCACCCGCGAAATACAACCCAAGAAAAATTACTGATGAGGCAATAGGACGGCTAACTAAAAGCCTTGCAGAATTAGGCAACCTTCAGCCTATTACTTGGAATGCAAAAACAGGGAATGTAGTTGGAGGGCATCAAAGGCTTAAATGCTATCAAGCCATGGGGAAAGAAGAGGTTGAGGTGTGGGCAGTATGGCTAGACGAAGCCAAGGAAAAAGCCGCAAATATCGCTCTTAATAAATTGAGCGGTGAGTTCGATATGGTATCATTAAAAGACTTAATCGAAGAAATTGATACTGGCGAAATTGATTTAGAGATTACGGGGTTTGCCCAATCGGAGCTTGAGCAAATTATGTCTTATTTTAAAGACCCAACTGTGCCCGAAGAAGAGTGGAAAGATATGCCAGAATTTGAACAAAATGATAAAAAAGCCTTTAAAGAAATTATCGTAAGATTTATGAACGATTCAGACTATAAGGCTTTTGCAGGCCTTATTAAACAAAATTTAAGCCAAGAAACAAAATCAATTTGGTTTCCAAAACAAGATCAAGACCAAACAAATAGGAACTATGTCTACGGAACAAAAGAATAACCCACAGTTCCCGGTTTATATAATATCGAAAGGGCGGTGGGAAAGCAGGCTAACAGCTAAAGCCCTTGAGGAAATTAAAGTTCCTTACAGAATAGTAATAGAGCCGCAAGAATTTTTAAACTACTCTAAACATATAGATAATAAAAAAATATTAACCCTTCCATTCAGCAACCTAGGGCAAGGATCAATCCCAGCTAGAAATTGGGTGTGGGAACATTCAATTAAAGAAGGTCATAAGCATCATTGGATTCTGGATGACAATATTGCTTGGTTTGCAAGAATACATAAAAACAAAAAAACAAAAGTTGCTAATGGCTTATGTTTTAAAATTGCAGAAGATTTTTCATTAAGATATACAAATGTTGCATTATCTGGCCTTCAATATGAAATGTTTATTCCTGCAAACGGGAAAGCAAAGCCGGTAGTTTTTAATACAAGGATTTATTCTTGCATTTTAATAAGAAATGATATTCCCTTTAGGTGGAGAGGAAAATATAATGAAGATACAGATTTAAGCATTCGGGCACTTAAAGCCGGGTGGTGCACTATTCTTATACAGGCATTTGTATGTAAAAAAATGACCACAATGAAAATGAAGGGTGGGAATACAGACTTGCTTTATAAGCAAGACAAGGCATTTGATGGGCGCCTAGAAATGGCTAAATCACTACAAAAACAACACCCAGAAATAACAACAATAAAATGGAAATGGGGAAGATGGCAACATGAGGTTGATTATTCTGGCTTTAGGAAAAATAAATTAATTAAAAGACACGGCTTAAAACTAGAAAATACAATAAATAATTATGGGCTTGAGCTTTTGCCAAAATGAAGTTTTTATATGTTACAAAAAGAACTTGTAGAAAGATGGGGTTTATCCAAAGGACAAATCTCAAAAATGGTAAGACAGGGGATGCCCTTGACCTCCGAGGCCGATGCGATGAAATGGAGACTGCAAAACCAGCAAGCAGTATTCCGAAAAGGCCCGCCATTAAGCCAAGACGAATCACAAGAAAAAGAATCTCAAGATTCCTCTAATGATGATCTCTCTGCGCTCAACACGCTTGGTCGGCTCCTTCGGGCGCAACGAATGGAAGTTGCGGCTTTTCGGCTCATGGTCAAAGCCTCAAAGGAAAACAACCCGATTGCCACCCGCGCCGCCATCCACGCTTATCGGGATGCTCAAAGAGTTGTTCGGCAAGCCGAGATAGACCACCATGAAGAACAGGCTCACCTTCGACAAACACTTCCGACTATCGAAGTTCAAGAAAAATACACGAAATACCTTGGCGGGATTCGTCAATTACTGGATGCGATGCCATCAAGTATCTGCGCGAGGGCAAACCCCAGCGACCCAGAATGTGCCAAGCAAGCGATTGAAGATGGCGTGAACCAAATCTATATAGCCATTCAAAAGGCAGAGGGGGCTTTCGCATGAACGAATGTTTTATGGTTATCTTGGCAGGGTTCACGATTACTTGCGTTATTCTTTCTTTGACCGAATGAAACGCACCCCACTTAAACGCAAAACCCCCCTCAAGCGAGGAGGAAGGCTTCGACCAGTTTCAAAGAAGCGAGCCAAGCAAAATAAGGAATACTCCATTTACAGGAACCTATATTTGAACAACCACCCGGCTTGCGAGCGATGCGGGGGCAAGGCAAGCCAGATTCATCATAAGCGAGGCAGATTCCAAGACCGCCTAAACGAGATGGAGTTTTTTATGAGCGTTTGCCATTCTTGCCACGAGTGGATTCATCGCAATCCCCTAGAGGCTTATGCGAAGGGCTACTTGCTTTTGAGATGAAAAATGCACGATCAATTTCTACAAGATATTTTTGTTCCAAGAAAAAGGCTTTCCATATCGGAGTGGGCTGAACAGAATTTAGTTCTCTCGCCGAGGGTGACAAACATCCCCGGCCCCTATTCGACAAGCCTCACGCCATACTGCCGAGAACCCCTAGAAGCCTTTGGGGATGACAACATAAGGCGAATCGTTTTGGTTTGGGGGGCGCAGACCTCCAAGACAACCACGATCCTTGCGGGGCTTTCGTATCGTCTTGCAGAGCGTCCTTGCCCCGCTCTTTGGGTCATGCCAAGCGAAGCCCTAGCCCGATCCTTTAGCGAAACCCGCTGGCTCCCGATGATTGATGATTGCCCCACCCTAGCCAAAGAAAAGCCAGAGAATACCGATAAAATCAAAATCCTAGAGCAACATTTTAAGAAGATGAGCCTTTGGTTTGTGGGATCGAATAGCCCAGCCAATCTTTCAAGTCGATCCGTTGCGCTCCTTATGCTCGATGAGGTGGATAAATTTTCCGATGGCTCCTCCTCGAAAGAAGCCGGAGCCTTGCAGTTGGCCGAGGCCAGAGTTGCGACCTATCCCCAGCACCTAGTGGTTGCAACCAGCACCCCGACAACCGCCGACTCAATTATCTGGAACGAATGGCAAAAGGGGGATATGAGATTTTATTTCGTTCCATGCCCTTCTTGCGGCCATAAACAAAAGCTAATCTGGGGGCAAGTAAAGTGGGCGGACGATGCCAAGGTTGAAGAAGGGGTTTATGATTTTGTTAAGGTTAGGAACTCCGCTTATTACGAATGCGAGAACTGCAAGGCGCAGATTCGAGACGGCCAAAAAACTAAGATGCTTCGGGAGGGGGAATGGATAGCGACAAACCCAAAAGGTGAGCCGGGGCGGCGATCCTATCACCTTAACGGCCTATACGCACCTTGGGTGACTTTCGGTTCCTTGGCGGTCAAGTTCCTCCAAGATAAATACAATGGGATTCTAGGCTTACAAGATTTCGTGAATCGAGTATTGGCCGAACCTTGGATGGAACACGAAAAAGAGAACCTAGAAATTAAGGTTGGCGACTATCGAATGGGCGAAGTGAGGATGGGCGAAAAGCTAATCATGGCTTGCGACATACAGGAAGCAGGGGGCTTCCACGCTTGGTCAATCGTTAGGGCTTGGGATAACGAAGGAAAATCTAGGCTTGTATGGGCGGGAAGGCTTGAGACTTGGGGAGACATCCAAGCCAAGGCCGAGGAGTTTAAGGTGGAGGCCAAGTGTGTTTTCTGCGATTCGGGCGATCAAACCCGCGATGTTTATTTGCATTGTTGTAAGAACGGATGGATGGCCTTGGTAGGATCAGATAAAACCAGCTTCTCAGAGATTGTCGGCCAACAAAAGATTCAACGCCCCTTCGCCAGAATTGCCAATGGCGACCCCTTTAGCGGTAAGGCCACAGGCTCAAGGGCAGGGTGGAAGTGGAAACTCTGCCCTGTCTGGCGTTGGTCGAACCCAGCCTTCAAAGACATCCTTTCGAGCCTCTTAAAAACCGAAGGCTTCATCGCCCAAGATACTCCCTTGGTTTATCACGAACACATATCGGCAGAGGCCAAGGTTAAGGTTAAAAATCCCATGACCGGGCGGGAGCGTTATGTCTGGAAACAAGTCGGGAAAAACAACCACTTGCTCGATGCCGAGTGTATGGGGCTGGTCGGAGCCGCCCTTCATGGAAGGCTTAAAGTTACCCCAGCAGATTTGGCAGAAAACATTGAAGAGTAATTTTGACATAAGGGTGGATTTTTATGGCTAGGGGTGCATTTGTTGGTTTGCCCGTAGCTACCCTAACGAGTCTCCGCACAAAGTATCTTGAGTGCTTGGAAGCGATTGCGGTAGCGGGGGCATCGTATTCCATCGCTGGAAGATCGTTTAGCCGCGCCAATTTGGGCGAGGTTCGGGACACGATTGAAGAATTGACTTACGCCCTCAAGCTGGCAGATGGTTCTAGGGTGCTTACCACCTACGCCAAGTTCGGCCCGTGAAGAAAGCCAAGCTAAATCTAATTGATAAGGCCATCGCCTTTATCAATCCAAAGGGCGCGGTGGATCGGTTGGTAGCCCGCCAAAAGCTGACCAAGTTCGAGTATGATGCGGTCAAATACACAAGGGAACGCAAGGGGCCGAGCGCACTATCCGGGGCGGAAGATTATCGCTCTAATTATGACCGGGTAGAGCTAATGAAAAGGGCGCGGGACTTGGCCGAGAATGTTGGCCTAGTTCGCTCACTCCTTCTCAAGTTTGCGGGTCATGTCGCCGGATCAATCAGCTATCAAGCCCGAACCCAGAATCCCCAGATCAATACCGATGTCGAGGCGTATTGGGCTGAATGGTGGGACAAGTGCGACATTTCCACAAGGCACACAGGCTCAACGCTTATGCAAGTGGCAGTTATGTCCATGTTGCGTGACGGCGATTTTCTTTTCGTCCTAGTTCGAGATGGCGATGGCAACCTAAAGATTCAAGGCATCGAGGCCGACAGACTAGGCGATCCTTTTAAAGTCTATACCAGCCTAGAGCTAATCGGCGGAATCCATATTGACCGCACAACTGGCGCACCCACGGCTTACGATATTTACAATCGGAGCATCGGGGATTTTTATACCTACCAACTAACCATTCCCTCAAGCCAAGCCTTCCATCTTTTTGACCCGCTTCGGATTGACCAGTATCGCGGAGTTTCCGCTTTCCATACAGCCATTAATGACGCAACCGACATTTACGATATTATCAATTACGAAAAGATGGCGGCGAAGGTTGCAAGTTCGCAATCTGGAATCGTTAAGCGGAATAACAACAACGCCGCCGACCTTTCTACTCTTTCAAATGATGATGACTTAAGCGGGAACACAATCAAACTAGAGACAATCGAATCGGGCAAGATTTCCTATTTGGAGCCGGGAGAGGACATTATTTTCCCCAACGGCCCAAGCCGACCCAGCGGAGCCTTTGCAGAGTTCCATAAGATTCTGCTTCGTAATATCTGCCTTGGTTTAAACATTCCATATTCTTTTGCCGTTGACCCTTCCGCGATGTCCGGCCCAACTGCCCGTCTTGAGATGCAACAGGCAGGGCGCACCTTCCGCCGCTACCAGAATCTTTTGAATGATAAGGTGCTTCGGCCTATTAAGAACATCGTCCTAGCCGATGCGGTTGCTCGTGGGCTTATCAGCGGAACCGAAGGAACCAAGACGACCAAGGGCATCTTTAATTTCGGGGCTAATGTCTCGATTGATTTAGGGCGGGAATCTGCCTCCGCAATCTCCGAATTTAAGACTGGCTTGCGAACCGCCGCCGACATCTACGCCGAGCGTGGGCAAGACTTTGAGAGTGCTATGAGGCAAAGGGCAATCGAGGCCAAACTGATTAAGGACTTGGCCGAGCAATACCAGATTGACCCCCAGACGATTTCCGATGTGGTTCCTCCCGCAAAACCAGAACCGCAGATGCCCAAGGCTCCCGCGCCCCAACCGCCAGTTTCCCAAGAACCCCCACAGGATGACGAAGGCGAGGACGAGGGCGGCGAAGAACCCGAACCCGATGAGCCTATTGATGGAGGAGATGAGGAGCTAGAATTTGACTGCGGAACTGGTGCTGGCGGATTCAAAGAGGGGAATACTTGCGCTGGCGGAGGAAATGGCGGCGGGCAAGAGGAAAGATATAGGGACAGAATAGAGGGAACAGACGAAGAGGATAGGAACGAAAAAAGAAAAATCCAAAGGAAAATCAGAAACTTAAACAAAAAAATTGAGGGCTATAAAAAAACCGAAGCTGAAATTCAAAATAAAATAAGCGACTTAAATAATAAAATAGCCTCACGCACACCCGAATATAATAGCAAATTAGATATAATTAACAAAGAGTCGGAAAGGATAAAACAAGAGGGCGTTGCGGCAAGGGCGAAAATTCAAGAAAAACTAGATAGGGACTTGGCGAAGATTGACGAAAAATTTAAGAAGCGCAGGGAAAAAAGAGCCAGCACATTAAAAGACAGATATGCCAAGCAAGGAAGGGAAGTTCCAGAGGCCATTCAAAAACTTTACCCAGAATACAAGTTCGAAGAAAAAGAGGATGCGGATAGCGAGGAAACGCCAGAAACAAAAGAAATTGAAGACGCAATCTCTAGGCTTGACGATTTGGCGAAACAGCTTGAGGGCATTTTGGCACAAACAGAGAGTCCCGCAAAAGAAGACTTAGAGGGTAAAAAAAAAGTTCTTGAGGCGTTAAGCAAAAAAGATTGGCAAATGCTCATCGCGGGGATGATGGGCGGAATTGAGTTGGGCAAATACGATGGGATTGATTTCACTCCCCCAGAAGGAGCAAGAGAGTCCGCAAAGAGGGCTTTGGATGTAAGGGAGAAAAAACCCGCAAGCCAAAAAGGAATGACCCCGGTGGGCATCGCAAGGGCTAGGGATTTGATGAATGGCGTGAAATTGTCCCCCGATACCGTCCGCAGAATGAAAGCCTTCTTTGATCGCCATGAAGTCGATAAGAAAGGAAGCACTTGGGACGAGCAAGGGAAGGGCTGGCAAGCGTGGAATGGATGGGGTGGAGATGCTGGTTATGCTTGGGCAAGGAAGGTCGTTAGACAGATGGAGAGCAGAGAAAGGGAGCTTTCGCAGTTCGCTCGCCCCGGCCCCAAGTCAGCGGCACAAACCCCAGCACCGCCCAAGGAAAGAATCAAAGGCTCCAAGGAGAACCCCGAAGGCACGGCGGCCACTAGGTCAAAGGCTGGGGATATTGAGATTTCAGAAGCCAACGAACAAGCCCTAAAAGACAAGATTGCCGAGTTCAAAAAGGATCATCCACAAAAGAACGCCCCTAGCCTTGGGACGCTCAAAAAGGTATTCCGCAGAGGCGCAGGGGCTTTCTCAACCAGCTTTAGGCCAACCATTACAGGCGGAAAACCTAACAGCCGAAACGCTTGGGCGATGGCGAGGGTGAACAAGTTTCTAAAAATGGCTGGCGGTGGAGAGGTCAAAGAATCCTACCGCAAGGCAGATGGCGACCTTCTTTGACATATAGAAAAAACTTATGCCCCTACCCACTCCCAGAGGAGACGAATCGGAACAAGACTTTGTGAGTCGCTTTATGGGCAACGACCAAGCAGTTGCAGATTTTCCCGATGAAAAGCAGAGGGCGGCGGTGGCCTATCGCACCTACCGCGATGAGGATGAGGAAATGGAAGAATTAGAGTTGCCGGGGGTTTCGATCCTAGAGGAAGGAGAGGCCAAGGGGCATGATTTGTTTGTGGACAAGCAGAGTCTTTCAAAAGCCCTTGAGATTATGAAGGCCGCCAAGAATGGGGTTAAGGTTAAGATGAACCACGGTTCTGGCCTCGATGCTGTCGTTGGGTTCGCCCGGAATCCGCGCATCGAAGGAAATCGCCTAGTGGCCGACCTCCGTTTGCTCCGAAACTCCCCTCATTATGGCCTCATCAAAGAGATGGCCGCAGAGGCTCCCGACCAGTTCGGCGTTTCCCTAGCTTTCGTGAACGAATCCGAAACCATCAATGGCAAAGACTACATTCGACCACAATCTATCGCTTCCGCCGACCTAGTTTCCAGCCCTGCGGCAACCAACGGGCTTTTCGAGGAGATGGTTAAATTTATGCAAAAATTCGGCTATATGGCCGGAGGAAAACCGATCCCGGTCGATCTGCCAGAAGCAGTTATCGAAGGAGAGGGTTTGACAAAAGAGGAGAAATCAATGGAAAACAAAGCAGATTACTCGAAAGACATCGAGGACATCAAGGTGCGTCTCTCCGCCCTTGAGGAGTCCATGAAACCCAAAGACGAAGAGAAAAAAGAAGAAGCCCCCGAAATCAGCGTTGAGGTTGAGGGCAACGAGGAAGAGGAAGGCGACAACTCCGAAATGGAAGCCCTTTCCAAAAAGCTTAAGGGACAAAGCAAGCTGAACCCCCCGAAGAGCAAGGCCGATGTGAAGCGCGGCATGGCTGGCATGGGCAAGAAGCTTTCCGAGGGAGAGAATGCTGATAGCGAAGTTGAGCTTTCTGATGTTGTGAAGAAGGTCTTAACTGAGTTTGGCATCAAGCCCGTCCCGGCTTCGCCAGTGACTGAAGAGGCTCCCGCCAAAAAGGAAGAGCCGAAGAACTTCGAGGCTCTTGTGTCGGCTCACCCCGAATACAAGAACTCAAAGCTGAACGCCATGAAGGCTGTCATGCTTTCAAACCCCAACGAATACCGCGAGGCTCTAGCCCGTGGCATTAAGAACATCTAACCCAAGGACAAACTACAATGGGAACCCAGAACGATTCTAACTTCAAAACTTTCACTTTCGCTTCGGCGATTAGTGCTTACCGGGCTGTTCAGCCCACTTCGACCGCTGGCCGCGCTCAAGCGGCTGTGACCGGGGCGACTCTCGCCATCGGCTTCACGCAGGAAGATGTGGCCGCTGGTGAAACTGGAACGGTCAAACTTTTTCATAATACTTTTTTCGCAACCGTATCGGGCACTTGCGCCGTTGGGGATTCGCTTTCCTTCGATTCAAGCGGTCTTGTGACCACGGCGGCTTCCAACACGGTTTCGGCTGGTATCGCCCTTGAGGCGGCTACCGCTGATGGCGCGGTGATCGAGATTGCGATTCCGCTAAAGGTTGACTAAAAATTTAACCAATAACAAAGGATAAAATAAAATGAGTTATATTGCTGGCGGATCGACAATTCGGGCGGACATCAACCAAGCGTTGATCGAAGGCCCGGCGGCTGATGTGGGGCTGATCGGGGCGACCCTCCTCCCCCTCCAGAATGTGCAAGCCAAGAGCGGAACCTACCTCAAGGTTGAGCTGGCTGGCGGCGAGCTTCTTTCCAACAATGCGGCCTCCCGTTCGGCGGGTAGCGGCTATCAGAGGAGCATCCGTTCCTTCACGAGCGCGAACTACGCCACCGAGGAGTTCGGCTTGGAGGAGCTTCTGGACGATTCCAATGTGCAGGATTTGAACAGGTTTTTTTCGTACGAAAGCGAAACTGCCCGTTTCCTTCTGCGCCAACTGAAGCTATCCCATGAGAAGCGGGTTTCCGACCTTCTCTGGGCCAACACCACCCCCTTCACCACGAGCGATCAGTCCCGCGCCGTTGCCTATACGCAAGGCAATGTCACTACGATTGATGTCGCCCGTGATGTGGCCGCCGCCAAACTCGCTCTCGCCAAGTTGGGCTACGAAGCCAACTGCGTTGCGATGTCGGCCAATGTGTTTGAGTTGATCCGCCGTAGCACCCTCCTCCAGAATCAGTTCTTCGGAGTTATCTCCGACACTGGTGCGCGGTTGCTGACGGAAGCCGAGATTGCGGCGGCTCTGGGTGTCCAGACTCTCGCCGTGGGTCGTGCGGCCATCAACTCCGCCAACAAGGGCAAGGCTTACTCCGGCGGATTCGTTGTGCCGGACACCAAGATCATCGTGGGTCAGATCGCTGGCGGTGAGTTCACCGCTGGTGGTATCGGCCGCACCTTGGTTTGGGCGGCTGATGCGGCAGGGTTTGTCTCCGAGAGCTATCGTGATGAAGCTCGCCGCTCCAATGTTCTGCGGGTTCGCATGAACACGGACGAGGTTGTGATCGACCCCAATGCGGCGGTTCGTATCACCACCGACTTCTCTGCCTAAAGATTGGTTTGTGTGTTCCTCGAAAGGGGGAGTTAGGATGAAAGTCCTAGCTCCCCTTTTCCTTTTGGCAGTTCTTTCTAGTTGCCAAAAGCCAATCAAATATGAGGAGTTACCAGAAACCAAGTATCCAGAAACCCCCACGATGGGGGCTTGGGAGCATTGGGAAAAGAATTGACACATAGCATTTAGAAATCCTTAATCTTGAAATCCTAATGAAACACAAGGTTTCTGTTTATCTGATTGCCGGAAATGAAGAGGCATATATTGAAAGATGTATTCGTTCCTTTGCCCCACTTGCCGCTGAAACAGTTGTATGTATCGCAAGGGGAAATAAAGAACCAGACAAGACCGAGGAGATTGCCAAAAGCCTTGGGGCCAAAGTCATTCATTATCAGAATCAAAAAACTGATTGGCCTCATATAGATGATTTTGCCAGCGCAAGGAATACGGCCCTAGATGCCTGTTCTTGTGATTGGTCTTTCTGGGTGGATGCCGATGACGAGATGGCGAAGGATGCCCCGAAGATTGTAGATGACGCGATTGAGCAAGCCAACAAACAGGGTGCTGATTTAATTGCATTTAGATATTGGGTTGAAAACGCCCAGCTTAATCCCCTTCGAGAGATGGCCTTAAGAAAAGGCAGGGGGAGGTGGAAAAACAGAGTCCATGAAATGCTCTGCGCCCACGACCAGACAAAACTTATTGGCGTTGATAAAATTGTAAGGATTCACAAGCCCCACGGATACAAGCAAACATCAGCCGAAAGAAACTTTAGAATTTTAGAGGATGTGATAGAGCCAGCCCCCAATGCCCTTTATTACAAGGCCCAAGAACAATTTCTATCCGGCAAATATTCAGAATGTTATGAGACAAGCAAAAAGGCTCTTATGTTTGAGGGCTTGGATGAAACTCTTCGATATGATGTGCTGACCAACTTGGGTAGGATTTCTCCAGAAAAGGAAAGGCTAAAGTGGCTTGGCGAAGCCATAACCTTGTCCCCGGATCGAAGGGAAGCCTATTTTTTGGCTGGTCAAGAATATGCAAGCAAAGGCAAATGGCTAAAATGCTATGGGGTGATGAGGTCTTGCATGACCCTCCCAAGGCCGAAGGTTCATTATTGGAATCTCAACGAGGCAATTTATCAATGGCAGTCTATGGATTTGTATGAAACCGCCGCTGTTTCTGCAGGGGAAATGGGCGAGGTTGAAAAAATGAAAAAAGCTAGGCCAACCCCTAAAATATCAATTATTCACGCAACAAGGGGAAGGCCACAAATTGCGTGGCAAAGACGCTGGCAGTGGCTTTGTTTGGCCCAAAAGCCCCTAGAGGTTGAATGGATTTTTGTTGTCGATCACGATGACACTCAAGACTACACCCCGCACCAAGCCATCCGATGCAACCCCGGAGGTATTATTAACGCTTGGAATTATGGGGCAAAGCAAGCAAGAGGAGGAATCATCATTCAGATGAGCGATGATTGGAGTCCGGCAAGACATTGGGATGCCCTAATTTCAAACGCTATTGGGCCTACAAATGAGCCTAAAGTCTTGGCAATAGCTGATGGCCTAAGAACCGATAAACTCCTCTGTATGGCGATTTTAACGCAAAAGAGGCTTGAGCAACAGGGGGGATTCATGTTTCACCCCGACTACCAAGAAAGTGACGGCATCTATTCCGATAATGAATTTACCGAAAGAGCTTATAATGAGGGGGTTGTGATTGAAGCTAGACATATTCAATTCAAGCACGAAAACCCTTTATTTACGGGCGGCAAGCCAGATGATCTAATTAGGCATCACAATAAGCCAGAGTTTTATGAAAGGGGGAAGGCAATCTATGAGAAGCGAAAAGCCTCAAATTGGAATTAGAAAAGCCAAGCCAAGTGACCCAAAAAATTTGGGTGTAATTAAATTTGGCAAGTCCCGCCCAGACAAAACTAAGTATGTGATTGTTGATTTTGAATATGATGAAAGGGCTGGGAATAGCTTATACAAAATCGGCATGAAACTACTTGCCAAAGACAAGGAAGCCGTCATCAATTATTTGATCGTTCAAGCCATAAAAAACACAGCCAAATTAAAATGCGAGAAATAACAAGCGAAAGGCCATTAGAGCATTGGTGGATGGTGAATTGCATGGGCAAATCCATCCTCGATCTGGGCTGTGCTTATAATGATGTGGATGAAGAAAGGACTAGGGAAAACAAACTAGGAACCCCACATTATTTTATTTCTCAAGAGCCATTGGCATATTTGGGGGTAGATTCATTTTGCCAAGACATTCAACAATTAAGGGCTGAATTTCCCAAGGCCAGATTCCTTTGCGAGTCAATAGATTCACCAGAAAAAATCCGTGGCTATATCATAGATGCAAAGCCTCAAATCATTAAATGTGATATTGAGGGGGCGGAAATATTTTTCCTTGGGCTTCCCAAGCTGTCTTTTGTTGAGGAGCTTTGTATTGAGCTTCATGGCCCACACATCGAAAAGCCTTTTTTGGAATGGGCAAATGGGCTTGGATTTTTCTTGAAAGAAAGGGCAATTCTTGCCAAGCATAGGCATATTTCGGTTGTTCATTTATGCAAATAAACATTATTACAGCCTTTTTAAATGCCGGAGATGTAAGGGTTAATTTTGCCCAAAGCCTTTTCCTTTCTTCAATTTCAAGGTTTCCAGAGATTAGGCCGATCATTATTCCCGGCCATCCACGCCCAAGATTCAATGAAATGCTTGCCACCGCTAGGCTTGGCGGGGTGGGGGATTATTTTGGATGGATCAACTCTGATTGCCAACTACTCCTTTCCCCAAGGGTCATCATATTTGAAAATCAAGAGCTTGATGTTATTGGGCTAAGGAGAATTGAAATTGCCACGGGGGAGAAATGCGGCGGTGTTGATGGCTATTTGGTAAAGAAAGATTTCTACGACAAGCATCTTGCCAATGGGCCAAGCCTTTGGGTTGGGGCTACTCATATAGATTGGTGGGTGACTAGGGCGGCACAAAAGGCCGGGAAATACGGAGAAGGATTTTTCCTTGCCCATATTCCACACGAAAAAACAAATGCTAGCGCGGGAATTGATGAGATTGGGCAAGAAAATATTAGAGCCTACAATGATTGGGCCGATAAAAACGGAATTTCAAAATGCTGACCATTTTCACGATTGTATTAAATGGCGAGCCTTATATTTCAAAAAAGCTAGAGGCATACCAAAAATTGCAAATCCCTTGGCAGTGGAGGATTGTTGAGGGTGTTTCAAGCCCAAGAAATTGTACAAGATGGTGCAAGGAAGTTCCCTCCAAATGGCATAGGGAATATGTTTCAATAGACGGAACACATGAATATCTAAAGAACCTAAACCATAAGAATGTCTCTGTTTATTTTCAAAACAAGCCCTTTGATGGAAAGATTGAAATGGTGAACAAGGCTTTAGAGGGTGTGGATTGTGGAGTAGTAATGGAACAAGATGCCGATGAGTTTTGGACTCCCGAACAAATGACCCGCCTTTATGAATTGATGAAAGATAAGCTGGTCGGAACAGTTGCCCAATTTCATTGTAATTACCATATTGGGAAAAAGATTGTGGTAAGCCGAAGCGGTCTTGGCTCCTATCCCTATGAATGGTATAGGGCTTGGAAATGGGGCGAGGGAATCCATTTTATCAGCCATGAGCCTCCGCAATTAAATCATCAAACCAGCAGAATCCCCCGTGGAATCACCGAGGAATTTGGCCTTGTGTTTGAACACTTCGCGTACTGTACGGCTCAAAATGTGGCCTTTAAAGAGGACTTCTATGGCTACGCTGGCCTTCTAAAATCTTGGGAGGAATTACAAAAGACACATGGCCCGGTTCGACTAAATAGATTCTTCAACCATATTCAAGACCGAAGCGTGGTAGATGATGCAACCTAAAATCATTAAGTACCAAGAAAGGCTGGGCGATGTGCTTCGTTGCCTTCCGGCTTGCAAGTATTTGGCCGATCAAGGGCATGAGGTTCTTTTTGATTGTTTTCAACAATATCACGGCGTTTTTGATGTTGTATCATACGCAAGTCCGATGGGGGCGATTCCTTGGAATGGTGAAATTATTGATCTTCAAATATGGCCCGCAAGATATGGCGAGTTTCTAAAATCAAAAAAGGCATGGCATGATTTTGTTTATAGCCATCCAGCAATCGCGGGGGCCGATAAAACAAATATTGTCCTAGATAGGCTTGGGGCAGAAAAAGCAGTTGGACTACCAGAAAAATACAACCTAGTTGCCCCATTTGGAATATCCCAAAGCTATAAAAGAAACCCAATCCAACTTATGCAATTAGCCATTAAAGAGCTTGGAAAAGATGACACATTTATTTTATGCCCCCCAGAGTTTCAGATTCAAGGGCTTAATACCTATACCGCCCCAAGCATAGAACAGATGATTAAGGCCATAAGGGATGCTGACCAGTTTTGGGCCATCAACTCATCCCCAATTATCATTGCCTCTGCGGTAAGAAGAGAAAAAGAAAGCAGATTTTGGGGGGAGAAAAATGGCTCTGAAAATCAGAATGTTTTTGATTTTGAAGGGCTAGTAAAGATGGATTGACATAAGGGTTGGGTTTGTGGGCGGGGCTATTTCCACCTCTTATTTCGGCACTGACTTGTCCTATGTAATCAACGACCTATGGACAAGCGTAACTGGCCTTGCAAGCAACCCAGTTTCCGCATCGGTGACTGACCTTGGGACGGCCTCTGAGCTTGATGTCGGGGGAGAAATTTTTAGGATCACGCAAAGTTTGGTGGTTTGTGCCGGGGTTATTTCTGCCCCAGCCATCGGCAATCTTGTCACCCTTAACGGCAACGAAAGAATGATCGCAGGGTTTAGCCTATCCACGGATGGCATTTCCTACACAATAGAGCTTGCCGAAATCACAACCTAGTTTATGGCCTCGATTGAAAGGGAGGTTGAGAAGGGGCTTCTCAATGCTGTCTCCGGCGTTACAGGGGTAAATCCATATACAAGCGAAAGAAGTTCCCCAAGGCTCCTCCCAAGCCTAGTGGCCCAAGCCCAAATAGGGGGTGAGCTTTTGGGAAGGTTCACTGGCATCTTTAGCGTTCCGGCCACACTGACCTACACTGCAAGAGCCGATGGGAACACTAGGGCGGCCTTTGATTCAAAGTTTCAAAGCATTATGACAGAGCTTTATAGAGAACCAGACTTGGCCTCTTACATGACTAACGCTACAAGTTTATCTGTTTTTGTGGCGAGAGTTGCAAACGATAATCCTCAAATTATTTCAAGAAATAGAACTTGGGCCAAAACAATAACCCTAGACATAAACGCAACCGCAAAAAAATGAGCCACTCCATTCAATATCTAGTAGAGGATGCCGTGGCGGGGCTTCTCGGTGGAATTACAGGACTTCATATCTATACAAGCAACAGAACCGGGGCAAGGCTTTTTCCATATGTAACCGTTCAATCATCCATCAATACACAGCTTCTTGGAAACTATACAGGAGTTTATGATTTAAATGTAGTCGTGAACTATTCCGATACCGCTGTTAGGGTCACACAAGAAGAATTTGATGCTGAATATTGCTTAATTTTCGAGGCATTTTATTCAGAAACGCCAACCTTAAAAGACAAGCTTGAGAACGAAATTGTTTCTGGAACTGTATATATGGCAAGGATTTCAAGCCAAACCCCAACCATAAGGACAAATAAAAGGGCTTGGCAAAGGGGATTGACAATTTCTTGCGTTGCGACTCCGGCTGGGATTTCATCTTTTATTGCATCTTTGGATTTTTCAGAGCATCGCAATTCTCAATATATCGGGGCAATTTAACAAGAAAGGTAGAATTAAATGGCACTTCCAGTTTTAGACGGGAACCAGACAGCAACCACGCTCTCCTCGGTAGTCACGGGCGGGGAACATATTGTAGCCCATAGCGTTGTAAGCCTTGGGGCAAATGCCATCGCTAATATTACATCAGCAGTCAGCGGAAGCGTTGTCTCCATCTCAAACTTCCCCCCCACCCAGACGATTGCGGGCACGGTGACGGCGAATGCTGGTGGTGATTTCGCCAATTCAATAGAAAGTGTTTTTGATGTTGGTAATGTAAGCAAAAAAATTGCCGTACAACTTTATGATGATAATGGAGGTGCGGTTGGGGTTCCAAATAATCCTTTGCCCATCTCCGGGACGGTGACGGTTGGGGGATTTTCCAGCGTTAGTGTTGGAAGTGGGGCTATTTTAATTGCGGGGGATCGCGGTGGTACAATTACTCCAATTCCAATCGATTCTGGGTCTGGTCAAGTTGGTGTTCAGCTTAAACAAAGCTCTGGCCCGTCTATTGATCCAATTTCACAAACCAACGGTCTTTGGGTAAGACAAGCTAACGGCTCATCTATCACCGTAGGCAACTCCGTCACCATCGGCTATCTTCCAAATTCGCTTTCCATAGTAAATAGTTCGTCAGTTACAAAAGCCAATGTTCAATATACTGCGATTGCTGGCTCAGTAAATGCATCTGATGGTGCGCCGACATATACGATGCGACCTATTGGAGTAAATTCATCTGGTCAAATTTACATTGACGCTAATCCTGCCGGGCAAAGCGTTTTTTCAAATGACGGAACTTCACATATATTTGTAAAACCAACGCCCAACACATCCGTCACCATCGGCTCGCTTCCCGCCATAAGCGGCACGGTGACGGCGAATCTTTTTGGAGAAGCAGTTGGGGGCGGGCCAAATGAGCCAACGAAACTTCAATGTGATTCCAACGGCTTTCTAATTACCAGCCTGTATAGAAGCGGGTCTGACGCAGTAAATTACGACCCTGTTGCTGGCAATGTTTCGGTTAATGTTAAAAATGTATCCTCTGTCACCATCAGCTCTCTCCCGGCCATCAGCGGCACGGTGACGGCGAATTTGCTCGCCCAAAAACAAATAGCAACAGCCGCTCCGACATCAGCAGTTTTAGCTGGAATAAAATTTGATGATGATGGGACAATTCAACCAATTTCTTCGGCCTATCCAGTTCCAGCATATTTGCCATTAGAATCAAGCGGCATAGGTGCATCTCAACCCAATAACGCAATTCAAGTTGGCTTTGAAACGGGAGGAAATTATGTAGCGGCGGGTTCGTCATTTCCATTCCCTGTAACTGGAACTGTCACCATCGGCTCGCTTCCCGCGATCAGCGGGACGGTGACGGTTGGAAATAACAATTTTAATATTAAAACAGTTATTGCACAAGATGGCTCGGCAAACTTTACGGTATTTAACGGAACTCAATTTAGGCTATATACGCCAACAGGGGCATCTAAAACTCTTAATAATATTTTTGGGGCAACGCCCTCTTGGGTAGTTGCATTTTCAGATTCGGTTACATGGTTTTCTGACTCTGGAACACAAGTGGCATATTTTCACGATGGAACCCAATGGACTTTGGATGATTTTACAACCCCAGCCGGAACGCTTGCGCTTGATGGGTCTGTTTTCGTAACAAATCTTTCGTACGAATCGAACATAAATATTCTTAATGGATTTACTGCGGCACAGTTGGGGACGGCCTATATAAATGGCTCTGGTGCTTTGCGAGTTAGTGTTTACTCTGGCACAGTCACAGCGGCCGCTCCCAACGGCTCGCTAACCACCCGCTTTGGAACGCCCACCACGGCCAACACCGCCTTTGCCACCAGCGCAGTCACCAATGCGAACCGCAAATATCTTTTAATTCAGAATGTGACCACGGGATCGAATGTGATTACCGTGGGGATCGGTTTTACGCCTACCACCACCCAAGGTATCCAGCTAACAGCTGGGGCGGGGATCACCTTTGAATCGTCTTATATACCTACGGGAGCCGTGCAGATTTTATCCAGCGTGACGGCCTCCAACTTCACCATCTTGGAGGCGTAACAGATGGCCTTCTTCGGCGGCGGCGGGGCGAGCGTGGATCTGGCATCTCCTAGTGCCATCGGCTCGACCACGCCCAATACGGGGAAGTTTACAACCCTAGAAGCAACCACATCGCTTCAAATCTCAACAAGCGGATTTCTTTTTGGCGGCACAAATTTTCTTGAACAGCGCAATTTAACATCAGCCCAAACCTTCCGCCTCTACAACACCTTCACGGACGCAAGCAATTACGAGCGTGGGTTCTTTCGGTGGAACTCAAACATTCTTGAGATTGGGCATGAGGTCGCTGGAACTGGAGTAAATAGAAATGTTAGGATTATTACTAGGTCGCAAAGTAGTCATGTGGCTCTTGGAAGTGGATCAGCGGCTGGGTTTGGAATAAACGGCGATGGTTCACCTTCCGTAATTATAGGTTCATCTGAAAGAGCTACTTTTGCCGCCGACGGCCTTACTCTGTCTGGTGATTCAAGTCCAAGGGTAGCGTTTAGCGGCGCGGCGGCTTTTCAAAATGATTTGGTTATCAGAAGGGATGCGGCTCATATTCTTGCACAAAGATTTGGAACCAACGCCCAAACCTTCCGCCTGTATAGGACTTTCACAGACGCATCCAACTATGAGCGTCTAGGATTCATTGCGACAAGGACAACCCGCTTCGCCATCGCCGCTGAAAAAGCAGGCACAGGGGCGGCCCGCTCTCTGGAAATCTCATTTTACACATCAGCCTCCGATCCAACTTCCACAGACATAACGGATGGCTGTTTCTCCGTCTGGAAAAATTCTGGCACAGGCACAATCAAATTGTGGGCCAATGATGGCGGCACGATGAAATCCGTGGCCTTGGCGTAAAAAATTATGAAACAAATCACCCTCACCGAAGAACAGGCCAAAAACACCATGCAACTGCTCGATCTAGCCGTGAAGGCTGGGGGCTTGAACGCCTCCGTCCTTGCGTTGCCGATAGCGCAGGCGATTGAGGAACAGCTAACCGCCAAGGAGAAATCCGAATGACCTTTACCATCGAAATCACCGACTCAAGCTACCTCGCAGGCATCACCGCCGCAAGGGAGGCGTATAACGCCAGTCAGCCCGAAGGTTCAGAGAACCTGCTATCCACCGATGCCGACTATGTGCAGTTCGTCATGGCGAGTGCGGCTGAAAGTTACAGCAAGCAGTACAATACATGATCCTCGCCGCCACTTCCAACGAGGCCGCCGATGCGGTGCAGTTCATCCCGCCGAGCGTGCCGGAGGTGTTGTGAATGAGCGCGGCCTACACTTACAGCGACTTCCTTGCGGCGTTGGAATACCTAGAGGCCGAGGGCTACATCGAACGCTTCTTTGATTCTGACGGATCGGAATGCGTTAGAATCTGTGAGGGTGCAGAGGATTGTGAAGTATGAGCCAAGATGACCATGATGTGCTAATTTCTGTTAGGGAAGCCGTTGCAAGGATGGAAACCCGGCAAGCCTATATTCTTGAGCTTCTAACAGATCACAAGGGCAAGATGGACAGGATAGAAGCCGAAGCCCATAGCCTAAAGGGTAGGGTTTGGCTAGTCTCAACCATTGTGTTTGGGGTGCTTGCCGCCGCTTGGGAAATCATCAAAAACAGACTTCTAGGACATCCTTAAAGCAAAATTTGACATAAAAGAAAGGATACTTAATTATGGCCGCAACAACTATTGGAACTACCGGGCTTGCTTTTGGACTTACCACGGAAACCGTTGGGCTTGTTCAGAGCTTTAGCGAAACCAGAAATATTGAGAAATCGGAAATTAGAAACAATGTTGGTGAAATCGTTGGAATTTCCTACTTTAACCCAACCACCGCCTATTCGCTTTCTTTTGCCGCAGTAACTAATGGTAGCTATCTTGTTCAAGCTGGCTCCGCGATTGCGGCTCTTGCCAATGCGGCCACCCTCGGAACAACCCGAATTGACTCCATCACGGTCAATAAATCAAACGATGCCTTTGTGACCGTGGACATCGCGGCCACTGGCTATCCGAATGTAACAACATAAGGCAGGGTTCAAAACCCTCCTTGAAATCCTAATCTTGTATGGAAGGCACAGCATTTTGGGGAACAACAAATCTCAAGGTTGCGGCGGCTGTCTCTACATTTGGCGGGAAACTTCGCAAACAAGACCCTGTAACTAGGTTTATTAAGGATAATGGGGATTGCCAAGTAACATTCTGGTTTGAGTCTGATGGGGATTGTGCTGATAAGGCTAGGACTGAAATGGAAAGAAATTGGTCTGAAATGGCTTCAGACCCAGAAGACCCCATAAGGTATGTAAGGGCGGCGTTGGAAAACAGGGAAACGCTTCTTGGCTTGGTTAAAAGAGCCGAGCCTATACGGGTAATACAAAGGGGCGGGCAAACCCTCATCGTGGCCGAGAAAGCCCCCCTAGAGCTAAAAAAGGCCATTATTAAACATATATGAGCGAAATCCTAGAAGAAGCACTAAACGAATCCTTCATAAGCCCCAATAGGGTTTTTGATGGGAAAGAGCTTGCCCCATATACAGAAGGCTCCCGCCTTTTGCTCATGCAAGTTAGGGACGATGAGGATTCTTCGGCCTACTTTGTTTGGGCATTTATCTATATTCATATTCTTTTGAAAGAGAACAGAAAGGAAGCCGTTTCCCTTGCTTGGAACAAGGGCTTGTTTAAGGAAAGGCTTTTGGAATGGGTTTCAACAAAGACAGAGGCAGACAGGGAAAGGGCAACCGAAGTCTGCTCAAAGATGGTAGAGGAAGCGGCCAAGGCCAGAATTGAGGTAATCCCTAGCCCCCTTCAAAACCCGGAGGGAAACGCATAACGCCAGCGGGAACGGCTATTCAAGTTTTCACGCTGGCGGAACGAACTGGCTGGGCGATTGACCACATCTTATGGGAAGTTCCATTATGCCTTCTTTACCAAGCAACCTTTGTCTCCCTTTGGATGAAGGGAATAAAGTTAAGAAGGGCGGAATCAAAGTTTGCGCCAAGCGAAAGAAAAGAAATAGAAAGACTTCTTGGTTTGACCAAATGACTTATTTTTATGGAAGTTTCTCTTCTAAACCAGCAAAAGTTTAGGGATGTTCTTCAAGACTATAAAATAGTCTCAAGAAAATCTATGGGTAGGGCTATTAACAATGCCCTTGGGGATGTTGCCCTTACTGCAATTAGAACAACCTATAAAACCAACGCATCGAAAATAGAGGCGGAACTAACAAGAGTTGCCACAACCACAACCCCGGTATATGAAACCAAAAGAGGATATAAAGCCGCCGCTATGAGGGGCGGGAAAATGCTTGAGTGGCAAAGAAAAATGAAAACTTCTCGCTTCAAAAAGAAGCAAGTAGCCACGGTTGGCACATATAAGCTTGTGAACTGGATTCTAAAAAACCAAGGGTTGCGTCCGATAGGAAACACACAAGTTGGTATTGCCGGGATAGGGTTCGGGAAAAGTTCTGGCAAGCAAGGAACCATCGGAAAGTTCGCTCAAAATTTAATTGCGGCTAGAAAAAGATCTATTGGGTTTCTTGCTGTTGGATGGGCGGCGGCGGCAAGGGTTTTCGGGAAAAGGCCAAGCAAGGGAGATTTCGGAGATAAGACAATGCAAAGGATAGGAGGAGGGGTTAAAGCACAAGAGGATAGAGCTTTAGTTGAGGGAAGAATTTTTAATAACGCCGGGTCAAGGGATGTTAGATATTTTCCCCCAAGAAAAAGGGTTCCTTCGGGCATTGTTAAAATTGGGATGCCGGGGATTCTTTCGGCAATGAATGAGGTTTTAACCGATCCAAAAAGAGGCATCATCCCATATATAAAAGAAAGACTTGACCGCCTTCCCTATTCAAGAAGGAAAGTTTATGGCGGATAGCTCACAAGAATTAATGGTAAGAATCCGTGGGGATTCCACGGGTGCAGAAGCCGCTTTTGATAAGGTTTCCAAAAAATCAGATGGGCTAAATGTAAGCACCCAGAAACTCACTGCTTCCATGAGGCAGTTTGTAAATGACCTCAAAAACGCAAGGGATGGAAGCGATGTGTTGGCATCTGCCGCCTCCGCTCTCGGCAAGGTTCTGGCTGGCTCGCTGGCCGGAACTGCCGTTGTTATTGCTGGAAAAGTTCTCTTGGATACCTTCAATAAGGTCAAGCAAACCGTTGATGAATCAAGGGTTTCCATTGAAAATGCCATGCGTGGCATTAATGCCGCCGCGAAAAGCCTTAACCTTGCCGAAGCACAATCACAGGCCAACGGGCTTTATAACGAAGTTTCGAAGGTTGAGTCAAAGGTAAGGGAGATTGAGGGAAGCCCCCTTCAAAAATTTATTGCTGGAATCACCGGGGCAAAGGATGAAATGGCAAAGCTTGCATCGGAGGCCAAGGCGGTTGCCGACAGAATCTTGGAGCAGGGAATTTTAAATCAAAGGCAACTAGATATAGTTCAAAGGGGATTTGGTGATGTGGATAAGGCCGCCACAAAACTTGGAGAGTCTTTTGATAAGCTGATTGTTGCGGCCATGCAACTTGGCAACATTGAGTTGCAAAGAAAACTTGAGCTTGAGAAAAGAATCGCTATCGAAACTCTTTATGCCGATGCCAAGAAAAAGCAAAATGAAGAAGAGATGGTTCAAGCCCAAAAATTATCAGAGGAGCAACGGAAGATAGACGAAAAAGATAAAGAGATTGAAATGAATAATCTCTTTGAAATATCCTCGGCAAAAAGAAAGGCCGAGGAGGCCGAAAGAAAAGCCATTGAGGATGCTAGGGCCATCGAGGCAGATTTTGAAAAAGAGAGGCAAGCTAGGCACTTGGAGGAACTTAGGAGGTCGGCAGAACGAGTTGGGTCTATAAATGCGGAAATATCAAAACTTCAAGAAAGATCAGCCACCCTTCAGAAGCAAGCCATGATGGAAGCCGGGGAAAGGGCAATGGAAACAGCAAGGCGAGGGGGGATGCCGGGGCCATTCGGGAGACAGAGGCAAACAAGCCTAGAAGTAGGGATGGAAAAAAGAGGGGCGCATTTTGCCGAGCTTGCCAGAAAGCAAGCACAGAGGGAAGAGCGTTCAAATATTGCGGCGCAACTTCGCTCACAAGGAATGCGCTCAGATGCCTATGCTGTTAATAGGGAGCTTGAAAGACGAAGCACTGCCGCCGGGGTATCTAGGGCTAGGGAGGGGGTATTGGGAACCGGGGAAACCCAAAAACAGATTAGGGAAACCAATAAAGAAATTGAGAACATGAAACAGGAGTTGGAAAAATCATCCAAAGCCGCAGATGACTATTCCAAGGAGCTTGAAAAAAACAAAGAAAATTATTTTGATATAAATAAAAACGCCGAAAGCGTTGTTGAAAAGTTTTTGAAAATGGAGGAACGCCTTGGGGAAACCGAGGATGCTCTTTCCAAATTGAACAAGGAACTTGAGAAGAATGGACAACAACAAAAGGCACAAGGAGAAGCAACATCCCAAAAAAGAAGGGAAGAACAGGCCGCTAGGGGAGAACCCCTTGCCGGACTCAAGCAAGTTCTAGAAGAAAATCTAAAACTTCTTCGCACCTACGCCTTTGTGGAGTAATAAAATATCATGGCCGCAACATTTGTAGGAACCTCGCTTAATGCAAAGATTCTGCGCTCCACATCGCAGAATACAGAAACCAATGGGCTTGTGACCCTAGAGGAAACTTATACCATTAAGACCTCTTTAGCGCAATCTGTTATCCCAAGACCAGATACAAGACATTCATCATTTTCGTCTGCCACAACAAAATATTCAACAATGTTTGTTGAAACAACTTCATTGAAAGAAGAGCTTGGCGGAATTTCAACTTTAACCGTTCAATATTCTGGGTTACTTTCTAAATCACTTCCAAGACCAGTAATAAGAGCAATCGCAATAGAGCCAACCATTGAGGGTGAGGCAACTTATGATATTTATAAAAACTATGTTGGGCCATTTAGATTTGCTGGGTTAGATGGTGATTACGCGGTTAAAACTGAAAATGGCCCAGAATTGCAAATTCAATTTGTAATTTTATCATCTGAAACATATTTGCAAAGGGCAAGATCAACATCGGTAGATACGACAAGCGGAAGAATTATAATTGGTGATCCTGTTCCAGCGTTTATTAATAATACGCCAATTTTATTTTCTGGGAAAGTTATTAAAGATGAAGTCTCCGGTCAAATTAATATGGGATATGTGTTAATGAACGAGGAGAATTTTAAAAGAGGGAACGCAATTATTATTACTCAAATTTATAGGAAAGTTGCTCTTAGGTCAAAAATTAGCCCTCCTCCTCCGAGAACATATTATTACGAAGAACCAGCTTGGTGGCTACAAAACAGAAGAGAGGGGACGGCCCCGGGGATTTAGAATATGGCAAAAACAGGCAGACTTAATAAGCTAGAAGCCAAAACTAAGTTTGGGCGGGGTTTTGTAAATAAAATTATTGATAGGATTGAAACTATAAAGCCATTGGCCGGAAGCGGGGTTGTAATAAAGGAAACTGATGATGGCATTGAAATTCGAGTTGCCGCTCAATATACCGTAGTAACAGCGACAATTTGCGTGAATGGTGCATCTCAAGAAGTTGGGCTATTGACAACTTCTGGAATATCATAACTCATGTCACAAACGCTTGATTTTTATATTGATGTTGATTCCGGCATTATTCTTCCGCAGGGAGCTGTTGCGGCTGGAGTTATTCCAGACCTTACAAGAAATGATGTTTATAATTTTAGAGCAAGGCTTTTACAAAAAGATGCCTTTGGAAATTTAAATGATTTTGATACAACTGGTATTGGCGTAAAATTTGCAATCGGAGATATTGATGACGGGCCATCTTCCGGCCAATTTAAATTAATTTTTAATGGGGTAACATCAAATGCCATAACATATAGCGAAGATGAAATTACCACCGCCCTTAATATTTATACAGCGGTTTCAAATATTGTTTCAACCGTAACAACCTATGGCCTAGAGGCAGATTCTTATGTTCTCACAGCCACACAATCAAATACAGCACTTTCTTTTTCTGGCGATTCTTTTACGCTCTTCCCGTCATCGAATGTTCAAATCAGCACGAGAAGGAACCCCGCAACTGGTGTAAATGCACAGCAGATAGTTAAGTTAAGAAAAAACCCGGCTGTTTATTCAGATTCTTTTATAACATCCCCGACATTGGGAAATACAAGTCTTGTAAAAACTCAATCTGGCTCTGGAAGCCCAGACTATAAAAATACAATTTATCTTTTAACTATTGGAAATGATGCTCTTGGAGGTTCTTTTTCATTGGCATTTAGTGGAAATTCAACTACTGGAATACCATTTGGCGCACTGCCATCAGAAATTACATCTTTACTTAATGCCGTAACGGCGGCTAGACCTTATTATCCTAGCGTGGATTCTGCAAATTCAACTGGTCAATATACGATAAGATTTGGAGCACCCGGAGACATTAATGATTTAACCCTTGATGCTGGCGGGCTTCAATATGCCAATTTTCTTCAAGCAACAGTCACAATGGGGACATCTGAATTAGATGAGCTTTTTGCTGATTCTGGGGAAGATATAATTACCCCAATTCTTGAAATTGAAGTTACAGAATCAAACAAAAAAAGAACTGTTTTTCAAGGCGAAGTAAATATAAGAAGAGATTTGATTCAAGTCGGAAATGTTGTTCCCGGCGCACAGGCTTCTTATTATACAAAAAGCGAAGCTAATGCGTTGTTTGTTGAGGACTCCACAAGCGGAACTGCTGGTTCAATAGATGCGGCTAGTTTTAAATTGCGGGATTCATCTGGAAATGAGTCGGTGGATTGGCAAAACAGAAAGCTATTTGATGGCGCAACTGAATATGTTCGGTGGGATAATGGGCTTGGGTTTTACGGGGCTACGGCGATTGCCAAGCCAACTGGCGTTAATTTAATCAATAGCGTTTCAAGCCTTGGCCTTCTTTCTTATAGCACCCCGACAGGGAATAATGTTGTAAGCAATCTTGTTTCTGCTGGAATTTTATCAACATCGGCAACCTACGGGGTTTTCCCTGCAAGCATAAAAACAATAACAACGACTGTCACCCTTAGTTTTGGAACGGTCAACGCAAACGACACAACCAGCGTTAGCACGACAGTTACGGGTGTTTCTGCAAACGATATTGTTTTGCTTGGTTTGCCAACCGCATTAAGCGCGGGGTTAGCTTTTTATGCCCATGTTTCCGCCGCCGATATTGTTGAGGTTGATGCCGTGAATGGAACAAATACCAGCAGAACGCAAAGCCCTCAAACTTTCAGAATCACGGCCATAGGATACTGATTCAATGATTGTTCTGCCGGGAAATAGTTGCTTTCCGGCCTACGAGGTTTTTACAGACCAAGTTATTTTAGGGGGGTGTTGCCAGATTCTTTATTTTTATAATCAAAGCGTTGGAATACCAAGCAACACTTGTTTCGGTCAACAAGAGAATTATTATCCCAACAGATGCACGGGAAGCCCAAGAACTACGCTTGGCAGAATTGGGCCAATGATTTTTCCATGCACAGTAAATTGGGATGTAATCGTGGATGACGACGCAATCGTTAATGGAAGCGTATGGGAACCGGGCCAGCACCTAGTAACCCTCGGCGGTGGAATAAATGCGGCAGATTGCTCGTCCTTCCTCGGCGGGACAAGCCTTTGCAACGGGGCGCATCGAAGCATTGGGACTGTAACAAGAACTCCGGGCCAATTTTTTACTTTTCAAGCCGCAGATAACCACGGTATTCAGTGTTATGCTAATGGGGTTTTTGAGGTTCAGATAGCTGGCGCACCGTGAATGACATAACCCAGCACAAGAAAGAAGGATTAATTTCTTTTTCTTTCAAATCGCTGGAAGAAACAGCCCTACAAAGACCGCCCGGATATAGGGAAATGGTTTTAAAATATTCCAAGGTTTTTGAGGGAATGATTTACATGACTCCACAGGATCATCAGAGGATACGCAATTTTTACCTTCATAAAACGCCAATGGAGCCAAGGATGGGGGAGATGGCAAAAAATTTTGCAACAGCGATGGTAACTTGGGCAACAAACGGATTCCCAGTGGCAAGCGAAGATGAGGTAAAAAAAAGAAATGCCCTTTGCCTTAATTGCAATTTCTGGGATGCAAGGGCACGGGAGGGTCTTGGTAAATGCAATCATTCAAAATGCGGTTGCACAAAAATCAAATGGTGGTTGGCAACGGAGAAATGCCCTATTGGGAAATGGTAGGATTGACACCCCGCTATTGACATGGAAAACATACTCTCACTTGTGACCTCGGTTGATTTGTTTGCTTGGCTTGGTGCGCTCACCGCCCTTCTGGGTGCGGTCATCGCCATCGCCCAACTGATTCCGGGTGACGAGCCGGAAAACACGCTTCAAAAGATTGTTGATTTCCTAGCCAAGTTCTCTCGGAAATGATCGAGGGAGTCCTTGCAGTCGCAGGGGCTTTGTTGGGGGCCTGGGTTTGGTGGTTAAAGAATAGGGCTAAAACCCGCTTGCAAAAATCAGACGAAGAAATAGAAGCAAGAAATGAACAACGCAAAAAAAATATTGATGGCTGGGTTCGTGGTATTGATCGCAACGCTTGGTGGGTTGATCGTTAGCGGTTGCGCCACTACCACCCAAGAAATCACCTATTCCTACCCAACCCCATCAGACATTCTTGGGCTGATGGAGGATTGGGATAGGGTCGAAAAAGAAACCAAAATTTATAATAACAAACTACGGGAGCAGTATGCCAAAGCCCTTGTAGAGCTTTCAAACGCCATAGCCGAGGGGGAACGATGGAGGGCTAGGGCAGAACACAAATGACCTTAAAACAGGCATTAGAGCGTAGCGAAGGCCATATAAAGAAGCTGGAAAAGAACTTCGCCAAGTCGGTAACAAAGTGGTTTCATGACTGCTGGGCTAAGAAGCTATATGTTTTGATTTACTGCTCTTCCCGAACCCAAGACGAACAAGAGGAGCTATATAAAAAAGGGCGTTCGCTTCCCGGCCCCAAGGTCACAAACGCCCGTGGGTATCCTCCACAATCGCTTCATATTGACCAAGGCGAGGGGGCTAGGGCGATTGATTTTGTTCCCCTTGGCCAAGGTGGTACGGGCAGTTATTCCGCAAGCTGGGACGATTCCGAGGCTTATGCCATCGCCCACAAAATCGCCAAGGCCACAGGAGGCTTACGCCGCCTCGACTGGGAGGAGCCTCATCTTGAAGATAGCTCGGTAAAGGGATGGCGGGAACTTATTAGCCCCCAAAAAAATGATGAGGTGAAAAAAGAAAAGAAAAGTATTTTCAAAAAGCGTCCGTGGTCTAGTCGTTAAACAAATGACAACGGGCAAGGTTGTGGGCGAAAAAGCAAAGCAACTTGAGTTTGAATTTACCGAAGCCCATCGCTATCACTTGGAACAAATAAAGCTAGCCACTTGCGATTTATTGGATCGAAAATACAAGGCCGGAGTCCAAGCCTACAAGGGAACAAAACTTTGGACGATGCCAGCGGCAAAGATGGTCGAGAACGCCATCGAGGAAACCGTTGACCAAATTACCTATCTGCTTTCGTTGCGCCAGAATATGCGAATCATAATGGAGCTTGCCCACGAAGGCATGAATGACGAGTCTCTTTGTGCCACCACAAGCAGGGAGAATTGTCGGGCCATCTGGTACACGATAACAGGATTGGATAAATGACGAAGTGGAAGAAGTTTCTAGCTGTCTCTTGCTCGCACGGCCATCTGGCTGATGCGAAGGCAACCAAGGCCGCGCTAGAATTTAAGAAACGCTGGAAGCCCGATACCACCCTTCACCTTGGGGACGCGATTGACCTAGCCGCCTTTCGTTCTGGGGCTATGCGCTCCCCCGATTCTGCGGATAGGGCCGCAAGCATCTCGGAGGATTTCCGCGCGGGGATAAACTTTTTACAGTTATTAGAGCCAAATGTATTTTTTATCGGGAACCATGAGCATCGCGCTTATGAACACCAGTATTCACCCAACGCAATCCTAGCCCATTGTGCGACCAGTTGCCTTGCCGACATTCACCAGACTTGCAAAGACCTTCGTTGCGAGATCGTGCAGTATGATATTGGCAAAGGCTGGCGTGAGTTTGGGGGAACTTTATTCGGACACGGGTTCATGTTCAACCAGATGGCGACCCGCGACCATGCCGAAATGCTTCGGAAGTCTTGCGTCTTTGGGCATCTTCATCGGGTGGATCGTGCGGCTGGCCGAAGCATTGGCGCACCCGTTGGTTGGTCTATTGGGTGCTTGGCAAATGTCGATGCCATGGGTTACGCAAGGCGCAACCGCTCAACGCTGGCTTGGCAACACGGGATAGCTTGGGGAGAATACAACGATAAGGATTGCATCGTGAATGTTCTTAGCCCAACAAGCCAAGGAGAATGGAGGTTCCCGGTATGAAAAGAAAAGGTAATGCTGGATGGAGCAAGATGGCTTTTAAGGGGGAGTGGGCAAAGACCCTGCAAAAATATTTAGAAAAAAAACAAGATAGCGTTCCGCATGGATGGCTAAAGGCTGATGATGCTTTAAATAAAATGGGCTATTCTGGAAATTCAAGCGGCCAGCGAAATAAACTTTTAAATCAAATGGCAAAAGAAGGGGTACTACTAAAAAAGAACTTTAGAATTTTTGATGCTTCGGGACGCAGAATTTCATCAATAACCCACTATAAATTGTCTAGCCTTTTGTAAGTCGTTGGTATTCAAAGAGAAAAAACTCTTTACATTCCCTTAATAAACCTTAAAGTTGGTTCCATGAAAAAGAAGAACCAACAAACTCGGTGGCTGGTGGCGGTAAAACTTCCGAAGGCAAAAGCCCTTTGGATGAAAACAAGAGGTTTTAACAAAAACGAAATCTTTGGCTTTCCCACAAAGAAAGATGCCAAGGATTTTATTTTTGATGTTACCCCGCATGGGGTCGAGTGCCTCATCGCAAAAGCCTAACCAACCAAGAAAGGAAATCCTAAAATGAAATATCTAAAATACTACATTCTGTTTATGCTAGGCGTTTTGGTCGGCCTCTCGCTTGGCGATTGGATCGAATTGTTGTTGACCAAATAGCCCAACCCAATAAAATCCCAACAAGTGAAATCCTATTACCCTGCAAGACCCGTGGGCGCGGCTGACCCGGCATGGTCGGAAACCTATAAGGATTGGCACATTGAACCCAAGGCGAATGGCTGGCGTGGGTGGTTCGACCAAAAGCTGGGCATCGCCTACAATCGCCATGGCAAGGTTGCCTCAAATGCTGGCCTTATGCTTGAGCGGTTGGCAAATGCCGGGATCAAGTCTCGCTTCATAGACTGCGAGATTATGGGAATGAGGGAGAGGGCAGGGCTAGGAACCATCATTGTGATTGATGCCTTCGACCCAGAAAACCCGAAGCCCTACTCGCAACGGGTCAAGGAGTTTGAGGAGATCGAACCAGCATCTTTTAGCCTTAAGCAAAATGCTCTTCTTCGGATGCCGCGCCTAGCCCATAAGAAACTAAAGGCAATCTGGGATGAGATGAACTTTCAGAATCGGGGCGGTCTGGTTTGGGAGGGCTTCGTAATGAAACAAGACGCTCCCTATGAGGCCGTGGAGAACCCGGCTTACTGCTCCTACTCATGGCACAAGTGGAGGATTCTATGATCGAAGCCCTTTTAATTTTTATCTGCTTCTTTTTGTATTTTGGGGGCAAGGAGCTTCTAAAATACATGGCACAACGGGATTACGAGAAGCGGCGGTTTTACTTGCTAGTCGCCGAGGAATTGGATCGGCTGGATAAACTGACGGAGGAAACCAAGCAAGCTGAACGGCGTTCTCGCAACCCATCAATTTGGGAGATGCGGAACTAATGACTAAATTTGAAATCCTATGGCGGGCGATGAGCGGGCCAAAGCTGACCCCGGAATACCGCTTCCACCCCACAAGAAAATGGCGGGTGGACTGGTGGCACGAATCGGGTGTAGCGATTGAAATTGAGGGATCGGTTTGGACAAGGGGAAGGCATACCAGAGGCTCCGGCTTTTTGGCCGATATGCAAAAATATAATGCTCTAGCAGAGCGAGGCATCTTGCTTTTTCGCATACCCGCCCACCAGATAACCCTTCAATGGCTTGCGCCTATTCATGATACGATTCAGCGGGGAGGATCAATGTCCTACTTGCGCCTAATGAAAGCCCTAGACCATGCCAGCGTTTAGGGAGGAATATTTAAAAGAGGCGGACGATATGCGCCGCCAAGAACTAACCGATTGGAAGGAAAGGTTGCTTCGAGTTGAGGAGCCTTTTGTTAAAAGTGAGGAGCAAAAAAAGGCCGAGGAAAAAGCCCATGATGCCGAGTGCCTACAAAACTTTATTAGGCTTGCCCACGATAACCCCGAATGGCATTTGCGGGAAATGGCAAGGGAGCTTGAGTGGGAAGTGTTTTGCATAATGAATCGCTTTGAATACAGCCACGGATTCAAAAATGGCTTGCCGGGGTATTGGAACTACCGCCAGCTTCACGGAGAGGAATGGATGCTGAACACAAGACAAAGACTTCCCAATGAATAACCAAGAAAGGAACACATGAACGACACACAATTAGCAACAACCGAAACTCAAATTGCCGATCCAGTGGTTCGGCACAAAACAAACCTAGCCCTTGCCAAAGCCGTAAGGGACTCGGTTGAACAGGAAACAATCGAGGTCATGGGGCATCGCTACATCAAAAACCCCGGCTGGCTTATCATGGCCGGAGCCGCTGGCTATGTTGTCAGCGGCGGCGAGGTCAAGCGGGAGGGTGATGGATTCATAGCTAAAGCCTACCTTCGCCGATCCGATAATGGCGTAATCGTGGCAGAGGCCGAGGGCTTCTGTTCCAAGGATGAGAAGCGATGGAAACACGCCGATGAATATGCAGTTCGGTCAATGGCACAAACACGGGCGGCTTCCAAGGTTTGTAAAATGGCCTTGGCCGCTTGCGTTCCGCTGATGGGGATTAAAAACCTATCGGCAACCCCAGCCGATGAAGTTCCTCCGGGTGGATTCCAAGATATAAACACGGACAAATACGAAGAGCCAACGGCGGCAGAGGTCAAAGAAATAACTGCCCAGTTGGTCGAGGAAAAGAAAACCAAGGATTCCGAGGTCAAGGACATGACGGTGGGGTTTGGTAAATATAAAGGCCAGACCGTCCGGCAAATCGCAAGGTCATCGGAAGGCTTTAGCTGGCTGATGTGGTTGAGCGAACAACCGCTAAAGAACGCCCCAGACGGGCAACCCTATAAAAAGGATGTTGCCTTGCGGGCAATAATCAAGTCCGTCATCGAGGAGGATCGCAAAGATGAAATCCCATTCTGAGGAAACATCCTCAAGCATATCCATGTCTTACGCCAACCAGACCGCCCAAATGCTAAAGGAGTATGGCGCACAAGTTGCGGCTCTTGAAAGGGAGCGTTGCGCCATGCTCATAGACCAACTGCGGGACGGAACGGAGGATCAAGTGCAAAAGGACTTGTTCCAAGATGCGGCCACAGCAATTAGGAGATCGCCCTATGTCCGCCTATGATGTCGAGGTTCCAAGGACAAAATTCAGCCTAATCGAATGGAGGAAACCACATGATAGACCGAAGGAAAATGATCGAGTTCTTATTATTATTGGAAACGATGTGCTGGCGGCTCGCTACACTCACGGTACTTTTTATGCAAATAATTGGACAAGGGCTGAGGCAGTTGTTGGCTGGTCGGCGTGGCCGAAGGCTCCTGTCGCATAGGGAAATTTATGCTCGAAACATTCTTAAATACTGGCAAGAAGATGGTGGAAATAGGCTTGGCCGTGGGCTTTATATTGGGCGGGTTGGTCGCCATTATTCTCACCGCCGCCTTCGTGTCGGGCAAAGTTAGGAGGTTTTGGAATGAGCGTTAAAAGATTAACCTATTTGAAACAACTGCTTCGTTACACAACGGCGAGGCTTAAAGAAATGCAGAAGGAATGGAGCCACGCCCAGCATAAATCCTATAAGGATGTTTTGCACCATGCCGACCTTGCGGAAGTCATGGCAAAAGAACTCCTAGAACGGGCCAAGAAATACCAAAAGCGTGATTTGGAGAACGGCAAAAAGTGAAGTTGCCTTGGCTAAAGTTCTATCCTAGCGACTGGCTTTCGGATGAAGCGTTGCGAGGTTGCACCCCGGCGGCAAGGGGTCTTTGGGTCGATATGATTTGCCTTATGGCAAAATCAAAAAGGCACGGCTATTTGTTGGCTGGGGATAAGGCGATGACGGCTGAACACTTAGCCCGAATTTTCGGTCAAAGCCTTGAAACCACATCCGAGTTACTTGTCGAGTTGGCGCAAGCTGGCGTGTATTCGATGGACGATGACACCATCTTTTCACGCCGAATGGTGAAGGACGAAGGAGGCCGCAAGTCAAACAGGGATAGGGTTTTGCGCTGGCGTAACGCAAATGTAACGCCCGTGAAACGCTTTTGTAATGGAAATGTAACGCCTCAGAAGCCAGAGGCTAGAAGCCAGAGGCTAGAAAGAGAGAGAGGCGCACAAGTGCGCCCCACGCTCGCACAATGGTCGGATTACGCAAAGAGCATCGGATGGGTAGGCAAGGATGTTCAAGGAGCCTTCGACCATTATGAGGCTAACGGTTGGAAGGTCGGAGGTCGTGCGCCCGTCAAGAACTGGCAAGCCGCCGCCCGAAACTGCTTTCGCAGAAACCAACACACACAACCGAAAGGAACACAAACCATGCAACCAAAACCACAAATCAAATCATCGTGCGAGTCTGCGCCCCTTTATCGGGTGATGGGCTTTAGCTGTTATGCGGATTGGCAGAAGGCGGGGTTCCCATCATGAGCCTCTATAAAGCCTTTAATGCGACTGCGGAACGAGGCTTTGTGCCTTACCGCAGAACAACCCCCGCCTACAAAACCTTGGCCGAGGAAGCCAAAGAATTTGAATATACCCAGACAATCCCCAAGAAACTCAAAGACCTTGAGGAACGGATCGAGAACATCGAAACCACCTTGTCTTTAATGCGCCAAGCCAAGGACAACGACCCAGTAAAAGCCTATCTTGAGCCGATTGCGTCTAGAATAGCCCAAATTGAAGCGCAAATAGGGCTAGAAAAGGCCAAGACCAACGGCCAGCTAGACATCCCCAACATCATCGTTCCCGAAGAACTACGGGTTTTAAAGGGCAAATTGGGGAGGTGCAACAATCGTAAATACGAAATCGTGAAGCGCAGATGGGCATTGTGGAAGGCTCAATATGAGGCTGGCATACCGATGAACACGATTGCAAGAGCTTGGAACTGCGATCACGGAACGATTGCCTACGCACGGGCAAACAAATGGAAGGCATCACCGGGTTGGGGTCGGGCAAAGAGGAATCACAAATGAGCTTCCATTTTGCCTCACAACTCACAATGGACTTTGTGGAGCCATCCACAACGCACCATCCAAACAAACCATTAGGCTCAAAACAATGCCAACAAGTGCTTTCTCATTTGCAAAGTGGCAAGCCCATTACGGCACTTGAGGCGTTGAGGCTCTACGGAATATTCCGGCTGGCATCTCGCATCCATGACCTAAAAAAGCACGGCATCGAGGTCAAGGTGCGGGATGTCTCCACGGAGAACGGCAAAAAGATTGCCCAATACTATCTTTGAAAGCCCACCAAAGAATTGTTAGGGAGCTGAAGGAAAAGACTTCAGCCGGAGATAATCTCTTTGGATCATGGTGGGAGTCTGTAAATATAGACATCAAAAACGCGGAGCTAAAAGAAACAGACCTTTCAACCGCCGCTCAAGTCATTAAGGAATATC